CTTTAGCAACTCCTCTAACATTTCTACATGTTCAAGCTTATCTGCTTTATCCATGTTGGAAAAAGAAAACACCTTTGAATAGATATTTTCTTGAAGATCAGCAATTTCTTTCATTTCTTGCTGAACGAATTGTGATTGAAAGAAACTCATTACTCTCCACAAACTACTTTCTTCAAAATTTTCTTATAGCGAAACACATCCACAGATATGAATGTATCATATTTATCTATTCTCATTGACAAAAATTTCCAGACAGGATCATCCATCTTCTTATCAAACTTTGATTTGAATCCAATGATCTTATTAAGGAGAACCAATGTTTCAAGTGAAATGTTTTTAGCAAGATGCTCTTTAACAATGGGAGGGTGTTTTGTTCCCTCTATCTTAAACATATCATCAAAGTTCTTACCATCAAAAACACTTTCTACTTCTGTCTTAAAAGTATAAGCAAGTGATTGTAATCTGCGTTTCCAATCTGTGTAGTTCTGCTCTCCATTTCTAACAATCTCACCAATCCACAAAGACTGAGGATCATCACAAGATACGAAGTTAGAGACAAAGAATTCAATAACTTCACTATCATCCTTTTGCCTACTTAATTTTTCAAAGAAAAAACGATCTTTACGTTTGTAGAAACTTTGAAGAGAGGCACGTGACTTACCACAATACTTATGGTAATCATATGACTCTCTTGTGAAATGATTCTTTAGTCCCAGGTAAGACTTGTATGCATCAAAAGGTGACACTTTTGGTATCATAATGGAAGTTTGGCATGTGATGTTCTTTTCAGTAAGTTGAGTTCCATTGCTTCACACTTAAGTTTTTCCTTAAGTGGTTTGGAAATCAACTTGGGTACTGATTCTACATCAACATTGTTTTTTTCGCAAAAGAAGACAATGGCATCAACATAACTCATTCCACCGTTTTCATGAACAATGGATTCTATTTCTTCTGCAAACTTACGAGAGCAGTAGAATTTACTTTCTAGAATCTTATCAATACTATTTTCTTTAGGTTGAGACATATTCTTGTAGTTTGAATTCAACAAACTCTCTAATATATTTTGAGAGTAACCTGATGTACTTTCTCTTATCATATTCTTCATAGACAACACATTCTCCATTTTCACAGGACATAATGATAACAAATTTCTTTACCATTATACCAGTCATTTCATATAACATGCAAGCGTAGGCAGCACACTGCACGAAATAATGCTCAATCCACTTCTTTGGTTTTGGTTTTTTGCTTGTCTTAAAGTCAATGACTGCAAGTTCACCCTCATACTCAGCAATGCAATCCACTGTTCCTGCAACACCTAGTTCTTTGCTGAACAGTGCTTGTTCAATTGCATGAATCTTGTCTATCTTATCTAGGTCAGGTTTTGCCTGCTTGAAAAGATATTCAGATAGTGGTTGTACTGAAGGCAGTTCAAGATTACGAAGGTGAGACTCAGCAAGGGTATGCATATCTGTACCTCTGCTGGTTGCTTGTTTAGTAACCCTGTTTGCCTCTTCATTACCAACCTTTGCTCTCCATTCTCTGAAAATTTCACGATTGTAATGACTAATGACAGAAGTAATGGATACTAACTTTTCTCCTGTAGGAGTATCATAATATCTAACACCATCAATAGTTTCTCTGTCTAGAGTTGGATAATCAATTTCAATGTGGGTAAAAGTCATAAACCTAGTTCATGTTTAGCAATAATGTATTCCTTCACAAGTCCACTTCTACAAATGTCCTCTGCCTCAAATTCTACCATACTGAATGAAGGCATGTTCTTTAGGATACGAATGAAATCTACGATTCCATTTCTCTCTGCAGTCTTAATCAGGTCAGATTGAGTGGCATCACCACAGAACATCAATTTAGAATTTTCACCAACCCTAGTAATCATAGAGTCAAGTTCATGAAAGTTGAGGTTCTGAAATTCATCAACAATAATGATAGCATTGTCAAATGTGGTGCCTCTAATAAATGAGGTGCTCCAGAAACTAATAGTTCCTTGTGCTTTGAGATTAGCATAGAGCATCTCAAATGCATTGTCATCAGGCATCTCAAACATATACTTTACCATATTCTTATATGGAATCTGGTAAAGAGATGACTTGTCTTCATGGTCACCAGGCAGGAAACCAATCTCTCTGGTAGCCACAAGGGATCTGACAATGTAGATCTTCTCATAGGGTGTCTTAGGGTCTAAGACATCTAGAAGAGCATTGTAGAGGGTAATAAAGGTCTTGCCTGTGCCAGCACACCCATAGGCAACCATATTTTGATTTTCTCTGTACTGCTCAAAGAATAAATCTTGGTTATCAGTCAGGGCTTCAATCTTTTTAATATAATCTAGATTGATTGGCTTTTTCCTTTTCATAGTTTTATTACTCATACCAAATGGCACTGGATTAGTGCTACCAATTCCTGACTTGCTTTTTCTAGGCATATTAAATTAGTCGTAATGTTTGAGATTTGAACCTGGTTGTTTCTTTGCTTTACTAATAACATCCTTCCATCCTGGGTATTTGGAATATAGTTTTCCAAATGTCTCACCCATTTCAAGTCCCATTCCTGGAGCATTTTCTGGTGTATAAAATCTTTCCCAATCAGGATTATCTTTACGCCATTGATCCCAGTCATGAACACTCATCTTGACCTCTTTGGTCTCGCCTGTTTCCTTATGCTTTACAGGATATGTTGCCATCACATCACCTCACAATGTTTTTATATTTAGACCCACTCCAGAGCAGTGCCAATAGTGGGGAACTGCTCTGCAAAGATCCTTTTACATTCATTAGCAATGTCCATGTGCTCCTTCTGAGTGCCATTAGCAGACCTCAGGTCAATATAATGCATCCATGATCGCAGTGAACCACTCATGTACATTCTTGTTGGTACAGCAAGGGGAAGCACCATACGAGCACACTCCTTTGCCACACCCTTATCTAGCATCTGTTGATACAGTGCCATAGCAGAATCAAACAATGTCTGAGTTTGCATCTCAAGTCTCTGAATCTCATGGAGTTCTGGCGATTCTTGGTGTCCTGACGTCTGAACTCAGGGATAGGAATCGTATCACCTAGGAGACTGCTGTCAGCATATCGTTGTGAAAATTCCTGAAATGTAAAGGACCTATGACGCAGTATTTGAGCTGCAATTGCCCTACTGGTTTCAATTTCCAGAGTCATGAATGCTTGCTCAAAGATACTCCAGTGCTTGTGCTTAATGCAATACTTCAAAAGACCATCAAAAGAATCATTCCCCTGGTTAGAGGGATTGCTTACACGTGCACAATAGGCAATATGCTTCTCTGCATCTGGAGTAACTGATAATAGAGTGACTTTCATTTCTTCTCCTGTTTTCTAATCTTTTTGAGTTCTTTTAGTTCTGATTTAATCATTTGGTATGCATCTTCAGCAGATATTCTACCACCCATTTCCATGGCAGCAATAACCTCTACCCTTGTACCAAAGTGTTGAAGAGCTCTCTCAAATGTGTCTAGTTCTTCATACATTGTTATTTCCTCTGAAGTATGCTTTGAAATATGCTGAGATTCCAGAGGAAGATTTGTTTCCTTGTGAGATCCAAGTATCAACACACTCATAAATGTCTTGTGTAGAATAGTCTTGTTCTTCTATCCTAACATTTCCATATTTATTGAGCAATATTGACAGACAATTCTCTCTAAGTTTGAGACGCTCTTCTGTGTACCTCCAATCAGAATTAGTCTGGGTATCCATCATCATCATCAAAAATTTCTTCGTAGTCTGTAATAGGTGCTTGATACTGGGTCTTGTATGCTTCTACATCTGAATATACTTCAGACTCCAGTGCATCAACCAATAGTTTTAAGTTTCTGACAATCAATTTAAGTTTGTCTTTCTCCATAAAAAAAGGGGAGTATTGCTACTCCCACTCTAACACCAAATGGTTCTTTTGACAATCACTTGTTGTAAGTGTGACCACGATAGCAGAATGTGCCATGGGTCTCTTTGGGGTTATGATCACACACAGAATACTCAATACCACGATATGCAGTATGAGCGATCTGTGCATCATGAAGTGCAGATGCTTTTTGAATCTGCTGCTTGATCATATTTAAAGTGTTCATAGTAGTTACTCCTGAAATACTAGGGTGAATTTAATCTCCCGTTCCTTCAGTCGTTTGCGTCCCATGGGCATTCAGGAGTTGCTTCCTCTATAGTCAGAACAATTTCCTGCTTAATGAGATTGGACAACTCTTCATTCTTTTTTGCACGCTCAATAATTTGAGATGCATCTTCACATGATATGCCAGAATAAAGTAATAATTCAAACATAGGATGAACGATTAGAGTGAGTTTTTCCAGCGACGAATAGAAGTATGAGATGTTTGATAAACTTCTGCAAGTTTTCTAATAGGTAAAGATAAAATAGATTCATCTTTACTTACATCTTTTAGAAAGTCATCATACATTTTACCTCTGGTATATGTTATGGATTTAGTAGTAGCGTATTCTTTTGGATTACGACTTCTGCCTTTCCACCACCCAGAAGGAATGTCATTCTCATAAACTACTCGTTCATTTTTACCGTCAGTAACACGAACTTTACCAAAACAGGGATTGCCTCTACCAATTCGTTCTCCCTGAGAACAGAAAGAAAATGAAGAAGATGTTTGCTTTGCCCTATTAGCAAAGTGAGGATTAGTATCAACTTGATAAAACTCATGGAGTTTTACTTCCGCTTCAACTGCTTCCTCTCTCGTAGCATGTTCGGTAAGAATGATTTTAGAGGAAGGATTAAATGTTTTGTCTCCATAGGAACCAAAATAATTATCCTCCACTGGATTACACTCACATCCTCTGCTACCAATGTAGCCTCTCCCAAAGGGTTCGTAAGAATAGTAAGTGTAATAAA